TCAGTTTAAGTGACAAATAACATATCCGTTACTATAAATATCATCAATGATATATGAACTGAAAGGTGCGTATCGAAATGAATGTCCTGACATGTATGGGGAATAATGACTATTCATATCTATGCCATATACCGACATTCCTTTTACTGGTGGTTCGAGAAACCATAACACAGTAGAATCAGTCGTTCCACTTTTTCCATGACATTCATATAGCATGTGCATCTTTGGTTCAGTATCCTTATTGGGATATATACATAGTCGTTTCAATTTTTTCATATCAAACCTCATCCATTTCTAATTGTCTTCGTACTCATCCATCTCTTTATCAAAAATGGCTACTTCCACTTCTTTTCCAGTGAATGCTCTTTGATGTAAATGCGTTCCGCATCGTTCACAGAAAAACGTTCTTTCTTCATATCCTCTCGGAATATGTTTTCCGCACACCGGGCAATCACAACTATTTAAGTAAGCATTATTTTTAATTGTCTCCTTTATGTCTCCCATGTATTTCTCCTCTAAATTCTAAGTTTAATCAATTCTCTCAAAATACTCTTCCAATGTTTTATAGGTAATATCAATATAACCGAAGTCATCATCACCGTTTTCCAAGTAAAGGCGTATATCAGATTCGCCAACATATCCATCTGTATACTCATACACGCTACCCTCATGAATTGTCGCATATTCATCTGTAGGGCATTCATTTTCATCGTATTTTGGTAAATAAAACTCTTTAATACATTTATATTTTTGCATACGGCACCTCCACAAAATTCTAAGTTTATTTTTTCAATTCATTAACCCTATGTACAGTAACTTCAATGTAATTAACAAGTTCCCTTGCCAACATCCCATACTTTAAATACACTTCTTCAGCAGACTTTGCACCGTCATTTGCAATTAAAAGCATTGTCTTGTGAGCAATAGCACCAATATCAGAAATCAATCTGTTTTCTGTTCCTTCCATTTTTGTTATAGATACCTGTCCGTCTTTTGTTTCAACACTTAACATTTTTTACCTCCACTAAATTCTAATTTAACTGACTAAACATTTTCTTATTTCTTCGGTCAGTTCTGTTTCCTTTCCGTACAGGTTTTCAATTTCCTCTGCTGCACGCTCTAACAAGTCTTTGATTTTGTCTGGTATTTCTTCCATGTTTTTCTCCTTTTTAATTCAACTTCGTGTTAAGCAAATCTAAGTTGACCGGTCTGATCTGCTTCAATCTGCATATTCGGCATCCGTTCAGCAACGCACAATTCCGGTAAATTTGCTCTGACCAATGCAGCCGGAATCGGCGGACACACTGCATTACCGCATCTTCTGACCTGTTCACTTCTCGGATACGTCTTTCCGGTGTAGTCATGATCAATTATGTAGTCATCTGGGAATCCCTGGCAGCCATACAGCTCTCTTGGCTCTAACATCCGCAGTCCGATATCTACAATCTGATAATCTACACCATCGATCGTCACCAATCCAAATCTATCCTTGGTTGTAACTGTATCAAGTGGCTTTTCGATGTCTTGCCCTGTGGCATCTCCATAATATTTGATTAGAAACGCTCTAACCTCTCCAAAGTGTCCGTCACCAGCTGTGATCGTTGGTAATGGCTGTCTGATATCTTTTCCGTCACAATGATTGTTCATCTGGATCAGATTCGCAGTAACAACGCTGTTATGATCCCATGCGGTCACTGTCGGAAGCGGATTTTCTACTGTTTCCCCAGCACCTTTATATCCTCCGTCATAGTACTTATGCAGGAATGATGTGACCAGTCCATATCTATTTGAGCTGTCAACTGTCATGATCGGATCTTCTATAGTCTGTCCTCTTACTCCATCTTTTGAAGTTTCAGAATGGTACTGAATCAATGTAGGACTGATAAGACAATGCTCATTTTTGCTCACAATCGTTGTAAGGGGTTCCCGTACATCCTTACTCCGATCCTTTGTGAACCCGGTCTGCCCGATCTGTACCATATATGGCTCAACTAACAAGTGGCTGCCAACTGTCGTAAGAGTCCCTATTGGCTTCTGAACGTCCTGCGCCTCATTATTGTATTTGCACTGTACCATGTATGGCTCCACAATCCCGTAACCATGCTTTCCGGTGATTGTAGGCATCGGCTCTCGGATGTCGTTCGGTCTGCGTTCGCCACCGTGGTTGCACTGGATAATAAATGGTTCCGGGTTCTCAAGCACAAACTTTTTCAGTCCTCTTGCAATCCTGTCCATCGTCTTTTGTGCCAGTGGTCTTACTGCCCGGATTCCATACTTTTCTTTGATTTCCTCGGATGTATCAAAAATGCTCGGACACGGTCGGCTGAAATCAATCTGCGTGTATGCTCCAACGTAAGGTTTTAGCAGTCCGGCTTTTACCGCTTCGCTGTCTGCCGGTCCGTGTGTCGGCTCCGGCCATACAATCGGCTTGCCATCGCACCTTGCGATCATGAAAAATCTCTTACGCATGGTTGGCGCCCCATAATCTGCCGCTACCAACTCCTTGAACTGTACCTCATATCCTAGATCTGTAAGCTGCTGAACAAATTTCTCAAATGTTTTTCCCTGTTTTGCTTTTATAGGATGGTGTCCTCTGTTCAACGGTCCCCATGTTTTAAACTCTTCCACATTTTCAAGCATGATGACTCTCGGTCGGACAAGTCCCGCCCACCTGCAGGCTACCCATGCAAGACCACGAATGTTTTTATCCTTTGGTTTCCCGCCTTTCGCCTTGCTAAAATGTTTGCAGTCCGGCGAGAACCAGGCAAGTCCAACCGGATGCCAATTGCAAGCCTTTACAGGATCAACCGCCCACACGTTTTCACAGTAATGCTTGGTGTTCGGGTGGTTCGCCTTGTGCATCTTAATGGCTTCTGGATCATGGTTGATGGCAATATCAACACTGTATCCGGTTGCAAGTTCTATTCCGGTGGAAGCACCGCCACCGCCGGCGAAGTTGTCAACTATCAATTCTCCGTGTATCATTTTCTTCAAAAGGAACCCGGCGCGCCTTTTATCCGGATAGGTTCCGGCTCCTTTCTACATAAAATCTTCTAACCTCATTTGTCCTTTACAATTGCCACCGATCGTGGATGGATCCCAGCCAACTCCAATGTAGTCCAGAACCTTCGCCCATCCGTAGTCGTTCCCGTCAGCATCCTTGCACATGTGGAACATCAGATAATCCCACTCTTTCGGATTACTCTCATACAACAGATCAAACCGATGTGGTCTCTTTTCCATGTGAATCCCAAACCCACACATGCTGCATCCGGTACGTTGTGCCTTGGTTGTGTAGAGCGTCCCATCTGGCTTTTTCTCAATCGTTCCGTAGATCTCCGGGATAATGCTGTCTGGCATTTCAAAACTTTTAAGTAATCTTCCTTCTCTCAGAAGTTTCTCGTGATATTTTTCTTTCAGTCGGGCTTTCCACAATTCATCCATTTCCAGGGCAAGTTTTAAAATATCCTGTCTATGAAAGATTGCGAATGGTGCTGATCTGATCGTGGATGCTCCAAAATAATTACATCCGTTCATCCGCAAGCTCTTGGCACGCCTGCCACCTTCGGATGCCATCAGTCCCAGATACGGCACACTGTTATGCTCTTTTCCCCAGTCATCACAGTTTTTCTCTTTAAGGTAATAACAACACTTGGACGATACGAGAAAATCTGGCTTCTGATAATCACACCCTTCATTTTCGTTTTCATATCCACCGAACAGCTTTAACCATCTCTGTTTTAGCTGCATTTTAGAGTTTTTCTGCCATCCGCCATATTCTCCAGTCTCCCCAGTAATAATCGCATGGCGGACAGTTTTATTTTTCTCTGACGGATTTTGTAACAATTCTATCTTGGCAGCCACTTCCTTTGAAATGACCGGAAATCCAAATTCCTGTATGACCTTTGGTTTCGTCCAATAAGTACCATCATCCCTTTTCAGCGGTGGCACATTGATAATTCCAAGAGCTTTATGTACTCTCTGTATACTCTTGTCTTCCAGTGTAGATGCACTGACTCCGGGTGCATCAATTCCGCATACCTCATGTAAAAACAGGTATAAGATTATACTGTCAAGTCCACCGACCGAAACATGGTAGTTGAGCAATCTTCCATCACATTCACTTGCGAACTCTTCTGCTCTGATCTGTGCATATTTTCTTTTATATTCATATGGCTGCTTTTCTTTCTGCATAAATGATGCAATCTTCTCATATGCTCCGATCCGCTCCATTCTTTCTTTTACTGATTCCATTTTTTTCTCGGAGTAAAGAGCTCTTTCACGCTGGCCAGCAAACCTCTCACTCCTTTCGATTTACTTCAAAATTTCATCTAAGCAGGCATTCCAGCCTTTATCAAATCTTCCATTATCACAATAAGCAGGATGATTTGCTTTCTCCGGCAGTTCCCGAAGTGGACACCAATCTGGTTTTTCGTATGTTTCAGAATCAACAATTCTTGATACTTCCATAGCCTGGCAACTGTCAATACTTGCATCCGCGTTACAATACAAAAAGTTGCAACCAAAACACGATTCCGGCATATCCATAACCAAAATTGCTTTAGCCATCTACCACACCGCCTTTCACAATCTCGATTGCATGCTCATAACTTCTTGCTTTCTCTTTCCCCAAATTACTGTCGTATGCATTCTCCCAAAACTTTCTCTCATTTTCCAACTGTTCCACAACCTTGTCCGGGTCGTAGGCGGTCGGCATATTGCTAATCACATCTTTTACTGCATCATAATCTTTCATGCTTTCAAGACGTCCACTTAAGTTGTCTAAAACCAACCCAGCATCAATCAATCTTCCCATCGTTCGCCCTCCTGTTCCAATCTGTAGTTGCTTTCGTTCGCTCGTCTTTCCCTGTTCTGATGCCTCCGTCCTGATCCATGTACATCTCACATTCATAGCTTTTTGGAAGTTCTGTTCCGCATTTCATACATTTGATTTTGAACATTACCCCAACATCCGAATGTAATGGCTTATTTCTAATGGTTAAGAACATTGCTTTTCCACCGCAGAACGGACATGGCTTAAGGCTTTCACTCATTCTTCATCACCTCCAAAACTAAATTCAATCCCATCGCTCCAATCGACACCTAACTGTTTACATTTTGCTCTCGTAGATGTACCTCCAGAATGACTGGTTCTGAAAAGAAACAGTTCTTGAACGATACTAAAATATGACATTCTATAATAAAAGCGTTCCTCTTCGTCCAACTCCCTAATAGCATCTTCACCATGCACATATTCATACCATTCCTCGAACTTTCCGACCAACTCCTGCATAAGGCTAATGCAATACTTCAAGATGTGCTTTTCATCGTGGCTCTCCAATTCTTTCTCTGCAATCTGTTTCTCCATCGCCGCCCGGCATTCTTCCGGTGTGCCGATTGCACGGTACTGCTTCAGCTCTTCCAACCATTCAGCAAGTTGCTCATGTTCGTTTGCACATATAGTATTTCCATATGTAATGGCTTCTTTATCAACCGATTCTGGAATATACGCATTATCTTCGATTAGTCTTGCTGACATCTTTTGGCATTCAGCCACTTCTCTTGCGTGTGATATAGCTTCATCAATTGTCATAGTCACACCTCCAACAGTTCCGGGTTATCAATCATGTTGCCGATCACTTCAAAATTCTCTGAATCAAAATCATCCAGTTCCTCGTAGTAATCACAGCCCGGCTCATTCGTACACCATCCGTTTTCATGCCACACGACACGCTTTCTCGTCTCATCTTCTGGAAACTCATCATCGATATGCCCTGAAAGAATGTCATTCTCAAAAATCCGTCTGCCGCTTTTATCATTAAGTCCTGTGCACTGGCAAATAGTTGATGGGTCTATCTCGTAAACAGCTTTTTTACTTGCGAAAACCGGTTTAAAAATAAGCGGTCTTCCTGCAAGTTCATAATAACTACCAGACATCCATTCTCCGTCATCAATGCACTTTCCGCGGAATAAATATCTATCTTCCATCCTTTTCCTCCATTTCTTTCAACTTGGCGTCGGCTTCCTCACTGGTAAAGAATACCGATTTATTAATTTCGCAAATGCTGCAATGTTTAGCTACGCTTTCACGTATGTAGTACGCCTTATCACTGCAATTCTCGCAAAATCCTCTAACACACATTCCAGACCGATTACTTTTGTTTTTTCCGCAACAATACTCGATGGAATGCACTGGTGCATCTTCACTGATTGGCAACCACAGAAGTAATCCCTGCTCTTCGGCATCCTCATAGTCTTTGAGTTTCCGATATACGGCATCTATTTCCTCGCAATCCGGTTCACATGCCCTTTCCCACAGTTCATCATCAATCCATGATGGATTCCTTTCTGTTAATCTTTCCATGTTGCTTCCTCACTTTCTGCCTTAAGCCAATCCAAAACACATGATTTGCAAGCCTTTTCAGGATGAGAACATTCCTCTACGCCAATGTGTTCTATGCAACTTCCAAATAATACTTCTGCCAGCTCCTCATCCGTCATGCTTCTGATCCGGTCTGCATTGGTATGTGGTGATGTCATAATTTCAAAGCATTCATTTCTCCAAGCTAAAACATTTTCAAGCTTGTATGAGCTGTAGCCGACATTATAATGATTCTCTCCAATTTTCTTGTACTTGATTTCATAATACGGATCTTTATCCATCATTGTTACGATAATTTCTAAGTCTGAAACCTTAATACGTTCACCCTTTGGTTTCTTCGCCATGCTCTTCATACATTCCATCATATTTCTACCTCACTAAATCTAATCCTCATTTATGTAAAACTCATTTCCATGTCTGCTGTACCCAAAGCAAAGGCTTCCATCATCACAAATTAATGCCAGTTCTAAGGCTGATAATTGTGTGTTATTTTTAATAACCTTATATGTCGAACGATATATATCAGGTTTACAGTCTAAGACAATGTCATAATCATCAAGATTATCAACTTTATATCTTGAAATTCTGTATTTTTCCTTTAATTCATTATAAATTGTGCTGTTCATGATTGACTTTTCTCTCTCATTTTCAGTAAAGGCATATGCTGGATAAATTCTCTTTTCGATCTCCATATGTTATTTTTCTCCTATCTCACTAAATCCGTTATTTTAACAGATACCCCTTTATATTTACCAGTGCGACAATACTCTGCGGTATCAAAAAAAACAAATGCATCCATCGTCTTTTTTTCAAGTGCTATGCTTACGCCATTTCTTACCAATGTATTTTTTAACAACATCAGTACCGCTTCTATCTCCTGCTTGGTTTCGTCTGTCATTTCAACTGTACCCTCCTCTTTTTTCTACCTCTCTTTTCGAATTTATCGCACATTCCTACCGGACAGCCGCGTCTTAATCCTGTCTGTGAATAATATCCACACATGACCTCTGTTTGACTGTGCTTGTATGAGGAAATACATTTACGGCAGTATTTTATGCTTGTCTTTATCATCTCTCCCATGTTAATAATCCTTATTTCACCGCTTTTCCTGTTACAATATCCCAATTTTCATCCTCAATAAACTGATTCCGAATAATCTCATCCGTCAGATAGTGTTCCTTACTCTTCGGTTGCTTACGCCAATAGGAATCAATATAATAGGCAACCCAATTCATAAATTCCTCAATTTTGGCATTTGAGAAACGGTAAGAATCTTTTAATGTCGGAATTGTCAGATACATTGTGGAGGCAAGCGCGCTCTCGATATTCCGATCTGCGCCAAGCACTGCCCGTCCATTTTTTATATCTGCCATATACAATTTTTGTGACATTGGGATTGATTTTACCCACTTGACCACATCAATTTTCTTTTTACGGCAATATGCCATCATGCTCTCGCTCGTTACCGTTTCGTCATCATCGTCCTGCCAAGATTTCCGACGCTCAACGGTTTTGCTATAAAAATTCGTGACCTGCTTAAACGTCATATCAAACTTGTCATACAAAATGGCTGTAAAAATATATCCCATGTGATTCGCGACATTATCTCCTAACTGGCATTTTGCTAATTCCTGCTTATAAACACTCGACGGAATTAGCCTCTGTCTCTGCTGTACGTTATGCATTTGTTCACCTTCCTTGTATTTTTTATTTTATATTTCCACCCGCAATCATCTTTTCAATGATTTCCTCCTGCATCCGCTCTGCGATATGATCCCGGACTGATTCTTCTGGAAATGCGATCTGATATGTCCGCTCCTTGATCCGGTTCGTGATCCGGTCATCGTAGGATAGTTTGTCCAGCGGATCATTGCTCGTGAAAATCGTTACCTTCTGGTTTATGTACCGCTCGTTGATGATCTGATACATTTTGTCGTTAATCCATGCCGCCGGTGCTTCCACACCAAAATCATCAATGATCAAAATATCCGTTGTGGAAAGCGCATTTAAAAGCTGGCTTTCACTGCCTGCTGCATCCCTGCGCCATGTATTCTTGATTTCCTGCAGGATGGTCAGTGATACTGCAAATTTGACTGTGTATCTTTTCATCAGTTCATTTGCAATCCCGGCAGCAATCCTCGTCTTACCGCTTCCCTTTGTCCTTGACCAGATATACAATCCCATGCCTCTTTCCTTCTGGCTCTCAAAATCATCCAGATAGGTTTTTACTATTTTGCAGGCATCTGACACCATCTTTTTACTTTCCTGCTTCCTGTACACATCCATTCGAAACGATCTCAGATCCATCCCACGGAATGCCTCCGGTATATCTGCGAATCGCAACCGCCTTGACATGACCGCTTTCTCACGGCATTTACACGGTACTGCTATTTCAACTCCGTCTTTTATTTTCAAGATCCACTCCCGACCTTCGCAAATTGGACACACATCAGAATCCCTGGAAGTCTCCGGTGTCTCCGCATTCCTGCATAAGTTCGTTGAGTGATTTTTCATGCGTTCCAGTATCTCTTCCAACTGATCCATCGTTCTCTCCTTTCAGGTACTGCATAAACAAGTTCTCTCGTAAAAAGTTCTCCGGCTTTTTAATATACCGCTCTGCTGTTTTCTCCCGTCTGCATATATCTGCATAATTCTGTGCGGCCAATACCAGATCATCTTCCGGTACACCAGCCAGTACTGCATTGCAGTATTCTGTTTCAGCAAGACAACCAGTACACCGTTTCGGATAGACTGCGGCAAACACTCTAAATTTTTCCAAGGGGGATATAGGGGGTGTATTTTGTTTATGTTTATGTCTTTGTTTATTAATAGGTTCACTTTGTGGTGCAAACTGTGGTGCAATTTGCAGTTCACTTTGTGGTTCAAACTGTGGTTCATTTTTACTGTAATTTTGAACCACAAGACTATTTATTTTATATTGTGCCGCAAGATTACCACCGCGCGATTTCCATTCGATGAACCCATCTGTAGCAAGCTTGTTTCTCGCTCTCTTTAACGCTGATGCATTTAATCCAGACCGAAGTCCAAGGACTGACGAGGCTACCGTAAACGTATCTGGCCACCCTGCTTTATTCGCTATGGACATTAACGCATGCCATAAGGCGATTGCAGTGTTGGGCTGCGGGTTTAGTTCGAGCCTGTCGTAAAATGCTTTTATCTCAGCTAAATAGTTCAAGTTTCCACCTCCCGAATCCGAACTTCAATCCGTGGATTTTCAGCATCTATACGAAATTCATCAGAGAATCCACAGATCTGCTCCCAGCCATCATTTTTTAATACATGGCAGTTAACTAATGCATCCTGGATCACTTTTCTGCCGAATGACGATATATTGTCCAAATCACGCCTTTTATTCTTTTCCACCCACAGATATTCCATAAATACTTTTTTATTGATATTTACGTCTCTCAGGCACTTTCTGATGTACACAGAAACAATAGCTTCATTCTGCTTTTTCATCTCTCCGCCTTTATATCTGCTTGCCTTATCCGCACGGATAAAATCATTCAAGTTATCCAGTCGTCCCGGTATTATCAGTAGGTACTCCAACTTCTAGCCACCTTTCAAATGTCATTTTCATGTTTAAACGTTTTTTCAGTATCGCTCTGGCACGGTGCAGCTCTTTTGATAGATATTCATCCAGTTCTTTTTCATCTACTGGATCTCCCGGAACTGGTCTGTAATATCCATTTCCAACATTGATAATGCAGTCATCCTTTGTATTTGCTGTCTCTATCTGCTTTCGCAGTTTTCTATCTTCAAATGGATTATAGAGTCTCGGTAATGGTTTCAAATGTCCGCAGGGAATGTCATTTATTGTCTTCATTAATCCCCTTTCTTCTCCGGGACTAAACCCGGAGATAATAACCAGCTTCCAATAATTCGTGATATATTATTTTCTGCATGAATAGGTTTCTTTCTGCCATTTGGCAAGGTGTTTCAACCCTATAAATCCTTTACAACAATTCCATAGACCTTATACATCTCTCTGAACCGGATCACTCCAAGGCTGTGTGCCAGTGTGTGGTGTTCTCTGCACAAACAGATTTTTTTATAACTGGAATCATCTACTTTTGTCCTGTCATTACCCATTCCGATTGCATCATCATGATGAATCTCTCCATCTTTTCCGCAGATTGCACATTTTTTGTGTAACAGGCAGTAGTAAAGATATCTTCCTATGTCATCTGTACGTTCTATTGCATTGTCAGAAAGCGGTATTCCGTTCTCTAGGGCAAATTCCAGTATCGTGTTGATAAATTCCCTCGCTGTGTCCATAGAACAGTTGGAAAGACTGAAATACGCATCACCGGTACGCATCATATGCTGATACTTCAATATCTCTTTCATTTCTTCCGGAAGATATCCTGTCCAATCTGAAATGTCTCTGATAGTTGCATATGCTTTTTTTCTCTGCTCTGCCGATATGTGTCTGCCATCATCAAACCGAATCTCAGCATTTCTAATTTTCTTTCTTTGGAACATGTCCCCAAGCTTCAGATCTGGAACAGATACAACCAAGTCTGTTCCGTCATTCCGCTCTCGGTATTGGTTAATCTTTACAAGTGCATGCATTAATCATCACCATATTTCTTTTTCAGACTCCTAATTACATTCGTTGCATCATTTTTTGTTAATTTCTTTTCATCGAGATTATTTGATGAATACAGCTCTTTGACATCAACACCATGTTTTTTGCAGATTGCGAAAATACAATTTTTCTGTGCCTGTGATGCCAATTCATGTCCTTCTTTTTCTACTCTTTCATTGAAAGCCTGCTCCTCTGTCTGTCTTTCCACCTGTTTTTTATATTCATCTGAATCTGCATCCTTTTCATCATCCAAAAGGAAAAGACCATTTAAGGAATATTTGCGTGCATAACTGGATGCTGTCCCGGTAATTTGTGAATCATCCATACCTTTTTTAAATCCAGCCTCTCTTGCGTAAGCAGTAACACTTATGGATTCTTCACTTTCACAGTCATGCAATGTTGCTGTTGCCTTTACGTAAATTCGATCTCCAATACACTCCATACAATCTGATAAAGTAAGAGATACTTTATTATCGTCGAGATAAGGTTTGACAGCATTTAAAATTCCTTCTGCATTACGATAATTGTAATTGCCAAAAGAGTTGTATAAATTTTTAGGAGCTTTCAAATTTACCTGTATAAACAACAGTTTCTCTTTTAAACTCATGACTTCTCCTCCACAATTCTGCTTGACCACATATCAGCAAAATGTAACAACAGATACAATGGCGTTTCTTTACCGGAAATATCATATTTAAACGATCCATACAGTCCATTATGCCAAAGGATAGCCTGCTCTTCTTCCTCTGTAAGCTTGATGAATCTTTCAGCAATCGCAATACTTCTCACTTCATGCGGAATATACAGAAGATCTTTATTTGTCTCATATGGTTTTGCTTCTGACTGTACCAATGGATATTCTCCATTTTCATCCTTTTTCCGGCTCTTGATCATATTAGGTACATAGTTTGGTTTTCCATAATCTCCCATCTTTCCAAGATCATGTAGCAAAGCACAAATGATAATGGCATTATGTGCTTTATCTGATAAAATTTCTGGTCTTTGTGTCAATAAAAATGAAATATCCTGCATGATTATAAGAACATTCCAACTATGTTTTGCTAAACCTCCCTCTTTTGCCAAATGGTTAGAACCCGAACACGGAGCCGCAAAAAATCCATCATTTTTCATGGCTGCAATTAAATCTTTCATTCCATCTCTTTCTGTGGACATAAGTTTTTCCACAATTAAATCTTCAAATTCTTCCATCTTTCTTTTATCCTCTCTTCCTCTGATTCAATATCTGCCATCTCTTCACGTCTGGCTTGTTTCTCATATAATCTGTGGCGGCGTTCTCTGTCCCTCTCGTACTCTTCGAGCATATCGAGACTGTCCGGTATGTAATCACTGTACATTTCCTACCTCCACGGACTTAAACACGGTACCTGACCATTTCCTCTTTCTGGTCGTCTCCAATAATGATTTCCAGAACATTTTTGTCTAAGGTAAATATTCCACGAATATCTCCGTCTGCCGTAAGTCTTACACTTCCATCTTCCAGACCAAGGTTTTCAAGTAATGCCGATAAATCCTTAAGTCCGTCAATTAACTTTCCAGCATCCGTTCTGCATAATCTAGTTGCTGCCATTTAAAAATTCCTCCATTTCCATCTGTCTGAAATCTGCAGATAACACCATGTATCTGACAGCTTTCTCTTGCTATTGCTTCATGTACTGCTCGTCCCGGCATTCTTCACACATGTTTCCTTCGCCGGGATCTAAACTGCATCCACAGATTCTGCATTTTCTGTAAATCATAAAATCACGCTTTCCAAAAATTTAACTATGTGTTATAACAAAAGCAGAAATACTTTTGTATTCCTATGGTTAAATAGCACCTGCGTTCGCCAAAACATTCAGGGTGCTATTTTTTTGTCCTCAAATTCCACAAGGAACTCAACATCAGCGTCAAGCTTGTCCTTCTGGTGAATAAAATATGCTTTCTGCTTCTCTTTCCGCTTTTTCTCTCGTGTCTGTTCCACATCCATAATCGCAACTCCCATAAGTGCAACCAAAGCTCCGAGTGCCATAGCGATTAATAATAAGATGTACTTTTCACCATCCGCATCGAGCATTCCGCAAAGAAACATAATTCCAAGCCCTACCGCTATAAATACTTTACTGATCTGCTTCATTTTCCACCTCCTCGTTGTCTGCTCTTGGTTCGATACCTAGAAACTTGTCCAGCTTTGCCCGGAAGATAAAATACTGATAATTCTTAACCTTCGAGGTTGGCTTTATCACGCTTCCGAGATCCCATCGCCCGGTTTTCATCTGCCGTCTGAGGTATTCCACGTTGCATCCAATCTCGGCAGCGGCTTCTTTTACTGTTAAGCGTTGGCTCACTCTCCATTACTCCTTTCTAAAATTGTTCATCGGTATTTTGAATTTGACCTCAAATTCCCTGTCGACATTGCCCAGTTAAGTGCTTGTTCCGGATTTGTTCTCTTTGACATTCCTCAAGACGTTTTACAAAGCCTTTCCACTTCTTTGAATTTTCAAGTTCATTCCACTCGTGGTCAGGCACAGAAAATTGAACTAAAACCCGATCAGATTGAATGGTTGTAGAACTTGCATATCCAACTTGCGGTGCAGGATATATAGGTGCTCTGTAACTGTTTTCTACAGCTACTTTATTTCTTCTATGAAACATGTTTTCTATCTCTCCCTTCTTTTGTTATTCTTACGCACATGGTACAATCTCCTTACAGGACGCTGCAACGTCCGAGTATATAAGAAAGGTGGTTTCGTGCGTATGTCTCTTTACGAAGAACTTTCTTTGCTTTATGTAAAGAAAAATGCGACTCCGGGAGATTCTCCCGAAAAATTACTTGCCATGTATCGCGAAGCGTTTGATAAGATAACAAAATGCGATAAAGAGCATGGCGGCAAAGCATTTTCTTTTGAATAATTCTTTGCTAATTAGAACCATAGCCTTTGAATTCTTGCTCAATGCGTTCGTGGCTGGGTACGTGTTCTTTGAATCCTCTGTTAACAACTCCAACTGTTGGCGGAGGATTTCTATTTCTGTTCTTTTATTCATCCTATATCTCTCCTTTCATATTATTTTTTGCTTACATTTCTTAATCTGTCTTTACTTCGCCTTTCTTATGTTTCTAAGTTGATTTTCGCTTATCAAAATGTTAAAATTTTTATGCCACATCATACGGAAAGGCTTTCAAAGGAAAATCTCGCCTTTAGAAGGGGGTGGCATATATGACTTCTCTTTCTGAGAAAGCTTTAGAGATTCTTCAAGCCAATACGGAAAAAACAGAATTTTCAAATTCTTACCTAATCAAAAATGGTTTTTCCGATGCAACCGCCAAAGTTGCTATCAATGAGCTTGAAGCGGAAGGTTATATAGTTATCAGCCGTACTTATATAAGCGGCAATGTAGTTTTTGAACTCATATAACCCATATAGTCCTGAGTGTTCCAGCACTTGGGACTATTTTTCTGTCCTACTTATTGGACTGTTGTTGTGGTAATTATTTTGACGGAATGGTTTTCCGCTCATTTTCAAACTTAATAAGATCTTCCTCATAAACTCGGTATTCCCTCCCTAGCTTGATTGCATTAAGTTTTTTCTTGCGAATCCATTCCCATACTGTGATAACCTTGACTTTGTATCTCTCTGCAACTTCATCACAGGTATACATTTTAGACAAAAATATCCCTCCTTTTTGTATGTTATTTATACTTGTGTTTACTTCGGTTTAGTGATATAGTTTAATAAAACGAAATATATTTATAACACTTACGAAGTAGTTCGTTGAATCGAATTTTACTTGGTCGTTTGCTTCGGTTCAATTAAGTATGTTTGTACTATAGCACCGCTTACTTCGGTTGTCAATAAGTATTATTACGTTTTTGCAAAGTATTTTAATTTTGTGAAAGGTGGACAACTAATGTATGAGATTTTTGAGCAATTATTACAATCTAACGGAATAAGTGCTTATAAGTTCTGCAAGGAAACAGGTGTTTCCCAATCAACGATAAGTACTTGGAAAAAGAAAAATTCAAAATGTGGAATGGATTTGGCAAGCATAGTTGCAAACTATTTCAATGTAACTATTGATTATTTAATGAATGGAGATGTCCATAAGCAAAACGATAGCAATAATGAGCTTTCAGCTAAAGACGAACGAGACATTGCAAAAGACATGGAAAACATTCGACAAAAATTAATGAGCGGTGCAGATGGACCTCTCTCTTACGATGGAGAGCCGGTGCCGGAAGAAGACGCTGAACTATTACTCGGTCAAATCGAGTTAATGATGCGCAGATTAAAACCTATTAATAAAGAGAAGTACAATCCTAATAAGAATAAAAAGTAGGTGCTACATAATTGAGAAAAGACATAAAGCAGTTAGTAAATTATTACGTAAAAAAATTCAATACGAGAAATCCATACAAGCTTGCAGAGTGTCTGAATGTAGAAGTCCAGATCGGCGAGCTTGGAAGTCAAGCCGGATGCTACATGTTTCTTAAGAACCACAAATGCATCTTTCTGAATGAGGATTTGGAAGAAAATGAGATGCGCCTTGTCATGGCTCATGAGCTTGGACATGCTATCATGCATCGAAAAGAAAATTGTTATTTTATCCGGAATAAAACTCTCATGCTCACATCAAAATTAGAAATTGAAGCAAACACATTTGCAGCAGAGCTTCTGATCCCGGATGAAATCATTTTTGAGAACCGACAAACTACTACCGAGCAGCTTTCCAGGTTGCTTGGATATGAACAGGCTCTTATAGAGCTTCGATTAAAAACTTTTTGAAAAATAGGAGGATTTTTGTTATGCCATTATTAGTCATTATTATCTTATTAATCTTAGCTTGGTTTTTGTATAAATTAATATACTATAGAAGCAATTCATTTATTGAATTGAAAAACAAAATTGAAAAATATACAAAAGACTGCAATGACCTTAATGATCATATTTATGAATTAAAAAGAACCCACATAGGAATAGATCAGCTAGATTATGGAAAAGCATCTTATCAAGATGCAAGTAATTACAATTACAAGCGTCCGGAATTGAAAAAACAGGTTTTTGCACCAAATATTTGTAACTGTTCAAGAAGTGTTTGCGATTCAGCTCGAAAGCAACCATTTAAATATGTATGCAAATATTTTAATATTAAGAGCACCGAGGAAAACCTTGAACAATTTGAAAATATGCTGAATAATTTTGAAGCTGCTGAAAATGGTAAAAACTTATTGGTAAATGAAAAAAACAACATTATCAATGGAATCAGTTCCGAAATCCCATTTTTGATTAAAACATTTGACAAAAAAAATTTAGAGAAAAAACTCGGTTTCGAACCTATTGATTTAAGCACAATTTATTTTCCAAAGTACATATTCAAATACACAAGTTCTGGTGGTAATGCCGCAACACAATGTGATGTCGTTTTCAACCTTGATAATTTAAACCGGTTTGTGGTTTATCTGTCAGAATTAGTAAAATTCAAAAAAAGTGCTGCTGGACAAAGAGCTTTAATGACAAGTAAATTAAGAAAAAGTATTTTGGAACGTGATGGATACACCTGTCAGAAATGTGGTGCTTCACAAAAAAATGAACCAAACCTATTACTTGAAGTAGATCATATTGTTCCGATTTCAAAAGGTGGTATCACATCTGTTGAAAATTTGCAAACATTATGTTGGAGATGTAATAGATCCAAAGGAAGTAAATTAGATTTTTAAATATAAAATTGCCCCTAGTACCGTAATACCAAGGGCAATCCTTCTGAATGATACAGAAGTTCTCACAAAACGTATTGTATCATTCGGAGCAGCCAAATGCAAGCGGAACAAATGTTCTCTGCTGGCTGTTATTTTTATACCCAAAATCAGAAAGGATGGTACATATGGCACGAAGAAAGAAACACCAGAAGCTCCCGAACGGATTCGGATCAATAAAATATCTCGGCAAAGGACGCTATAAACCGTATGGCGTATACCCACCAGTAACTGAATACACCTCAAAAGGACCTGTCACACCGAAAGCTCTCGCCTACGTTGAGACATGGGATGAAGGTTATGAAATTCTGGCAGCACGTAAGCTGGAAAACGAGGGAAAAATCAAAATACAGAATGGCGTTTATATTGACCGTACTCCAACCTTTAAAGAAGTATATGAGGATTTCTATAAAGAGAAGTACCGTAATGAGCTACGTAACGGAAATAAAAAGACTTCTTCCATGTCTTCAACGCAAGTAGCGTTTAAAAATTCTTCTGCTTTACATGATATACAGTTTGGTCAAATTAAATATAAAGACTTACAGGATGTTCTTAATGCTTGTCCTCTTAAACATTCCTCTCTGGAATTGATTGTGTCTCTGATGCACCAGATGTACAAATACGCAATTAAATACGACATAGTGGATAAAGACTACTCCTCTGCTTTATTTATTCCTATACCAGACGATGATGAAAGTGGGGTGCCATTCACTGATGAGGAATTAAAAATATTGTGGAAAAATAAAGATGATTTCGTTGTCCAAATGCTATTAATCATGTGCTACAGTGGATATCGTATCAAGGCCTTTACAAATATGGAAACTAATCTGGATGGAAAATATTTTAAAGGTGGAGTTAAGACAAAAGCCAGTAAAGAAAGAATTGTTCCTATTCATTCTTGTATTTTCGATATGGTAAAAGCTAGATATAATGGTAAGAATCTGCTTGGATGCTCTGTGCGGGACTTTCGTAATAAAATGTATAACACTCTTTCTTCTCTCGGAATTGCAAATGCTGCAACTGGAGCAAGACATACACCACACGATTGTCGTCACACTTTCTCCGCACTTTGCGAACGATACGAAGTCAACGAAAATGATCGTAAACGAATGATGGGGCATTCCTTTAAAAGTGATATTACTAACGCCAAATATAGTCACAGAACTATAGAAGAATTAAGAGAACAGATTGAGAAAATAAAAACACCTTTTATAATATAA